ATAATTTCCTACGCTAGTGATGGATCAGATGGAGTTTCAATAGATTCAACTGGCGGAACTGTTACTACTGTAGGAGCTAACACAATACACACATTCACAGCTAGCGGAATCTGGGTAATGGTTGCGGCTGGTTTGGTCAAAAACAGAACAGCGATAAGGGGAGCTGTGATGTTGATGTAGTAATATTCATATCGCAGGAGAAACCGAACAACAAAAAAAAAGATATAAATGCAATTTGATAAACTAACAGATCCAATTGACTACACAGAAGAAAACTTTATAGGTACAAAAGTATTGCTCATAACTAGTATGTCTTTTCTAGGCATAAGTTACGGGTTAATTTTTCTGCTATGGTTTTTCATGGTCTTTGATACGCTACTTGGGCTAATCGCTTCAGTAATAATTAACGGATGGCAGTCGCTGACTCAAACCCGATTTTGGGCGGGCATACTTACGAAAATTTCGATCCTTTTCATTCCTCTGAGCTTGGCAATTACAGGGGCATTGGCTGGGTTTAATTTGAACATTTTTGTTTTTAGTTCGATTTATGTTCTAATTGCAAATGATGCGATCAGCTGTTTTACAAATTTACTTTCGATTAAAACTAAGAAACGATACATTAACAGGGATCTAGTCGAGATACTAATTAACGCCCTACGCAGCAGCATCTACAAATTTGCTGAAGGGATCATTACAAAAATCAAAAAAGATTAATGGTTACAAAGATAACTAAGAATATTCACAGAATTGATTTGGGAGTTTCGGGCAGGCTTGCTATAATTTCAGACCTCCATTGGGATAACCCAAAATGCGATCAGGCAAAACTAAAAACTCATCTGGATTACTGCCTAAAAAACAAGATACCACTTTTTGTAAACGGAGATTTCTTTTGTTTGATGCAAGGAAAGGGAGATCGCAGGGGAAATAAATCAGATATTCGAGCGGAACACAACAATGCGAAGTATTTGGATTCTGTAGTCGAAACTGCTGTTGAATGGTTTGCTCCTTATGCCTCTATCCTTACTGTTATCGGTTACGGTAATCACGAGACTGCAATTATCAAACACCAGGAAACCGACCTATTACAGCGATTTGTTGACTTGCTTAATTATAAATGCAAAAGTAATATTTTCGCCGGTGGTTATGGTGGATGGCTGATCCTCGATAAGAAGCACAAGGAGACAAGCGATAAAGTGTTAACCAGGGTATTGAAGTATTTTCACGGTTCGGGCGGTGGAGGTGTGGTAACTAGAGGCGAAATTAACCTTACAAGAGCTTTGGAAATACACGAGGGATTCGACATCTATTGTCTAGCTCATATTCACGAGAACAAAGCGACTGACATAGTTCGAGAGGCGGTTCGATTCAATAACGGAAGTCATAATTTTGAACAGATCCACAGGAATGTACATCTTATGATTACAGGTACGTATAAGGAAGAGTTTGGCGATGGTTCAGGTGGTTGGCACATTGAGCGTAACGCACCTGTTAAGTATATTGGAGGCAGGATTTTAACGCTTACAAGTCACTTGAAAAATAATGAGTATGAGATTTTAGTTGACTCAATAAAATTTCCGTTATGAAACTAAATAAAAAAGGAACTGTATTATTGCACCACTTTGAAGGCTTAAAATTAAAGGCTTATAAATGCCCTGCTGATGTTTGGACTATTGGCTATGGCAACACCTTTTACGAGGGTGGCAGCAAGGTTAAGCAAGGCGACACGGTGACTAAAGAAAGGGCTATTGAGCTTTTTAATTCTGTGACCACATCTTTTGCAATTCAAATTACAGGTAGCATAAAGGCAAGCTTAAACGAGAATCAATTTAGTTCTTTGGTTTCTTTCGCTTATAATGTAGGAGTTACTAATTTCAAAAAATCAACGCTGCTAAAAAAGATCAATATAGACAAAAATGATCCCACAATATTTGCAGAGTTTCTCAGGTGGGACAAGGCAGCAGGCAAAGTATTGGCAGGCTTAAAACTAAGACGTCAGGCAGAAGCTAAATTGTACTTTGAAAAATGAAATACCTACTACTATTCCTAATCATTTGCAGTTCGTGCAGGAGCGTAAAAAAGGACATAAGCAAGTCAAGCGAAACCGTAACTGAAAAAAATACTGAGCTAGTAACAGAAACCGTAAAAGAAAAGGCAGTTGTAAAATCCGTATCTGAGCTAAAAAAAGCTTCCGAGTCCTTGGAGATTTCAGGCCTGAAAATTTACCCTAAAGGCGTTTTTTTTCTTGACTTGTCAGGTAATTTCACGGGGGAAGCTGATTCAGTTGTTCAGGTCAAAAATAAGGCTGTTATAGAGGTTCACAATCAAAGTAATGTAATTACACAGGTAAAGGAGTTGGAGGCCAAAAAGGATATTAAAAATGATTCTGAAAGGGTTGAGAGTAAAGAAGTCTTTGATAAAAAGGTTGAGCGCAAGCCTAACACTGTTTTGGGTATTTTTTTAGTTATCATCGCTTTGGGGGTTGGCTGGTTTTTTTATTGGAAAAATAAATAGTCTTTTGTATTGCATTATTAAATAAATTGTTTAATTTTATGGTATAGCAATGAAGCTATAAAAAACCAATAGCGATATGACAACTTTAACAAATAATGCAACTGTAATTTTACAAACAGAAACTGGAAATATTCAAGGCTTAGTTTCATTTAATCACACAGGAAACCAAACTAAGCTAGTAATGATTGAGTTTATTTACGATAATCAAAGCTATAAATTACCATTTAGCAGAAAAACAGGTAAGCTATACAACTATTCTCTACCCTTTAAAATAAAATTAGTTTTATAAATGACCAAAGCCCTTCGGGGCATTTTTTATGCTAAAATAAAAAAGTAAGAAATGAAGAAAACTTGCAATGGGTGCAGAGCAATTACCGGACATGGGTGTGGTCTAGGTAAAAAAACTAAAATGAATACTAAAAAAATAATGGGTTCATATATTGATGTGGGCCGAATACCTACAGAGGAATGCGATAAACCAAAGACATATTTAATTTTTTTAGAATTGATCAAAAAAAAGGAGCAGTCATAAACCGCCCCCTTATCGCACTACTAAAACATAACCTAACATCTATTTTTTCAAACCGCTAATATCAATTACTACAACTGCTTTCTTATCATTCAAAAAAGTAAAGTAATCGTACTGCTCAACTGGCTTAGATTCTAATTCTTTCTTTGCAGCTGCTTTTTTCTTCATTGCTCTAATTTAGGGAATTTTTAATAATTAAAAGTATTTGTTTTTTTTAAATAAATTAGTTATTTTTGGGAGTACTTAAACGACAAAATAATGAGCGAATTAGAAAAAGAAGCAATACAATATGCTGAAGATACTTGTGACTCGTGTCATGGGGATATTGATTTAAATATGATGCGAGATTACGCAAAAACTGACTTCATCTCTGGTGCAGAATGGTACAAAGAAAAGTCAAAAGCACCTGAAATGCTGGAATTGCTAATGACTATTGAAAACGATAGTAATCACGTTCCAAAATGGCTATGGGATAAAATTCAAACTCTAATCAAAGAAGCTACTGAATTATGATCCTATACCTAATCATGATTCCAATCATAGCAATGATTTTGGTTCATAGTTTGAAGATAAAGTATGATTCAATTAAGGCATTAGTGTGGGTATTAATAGTTTTGGCATCCTTCTTTATTTTTGGATTGCTTATCTAACATAAAAATAGCTATCTTTATATGGAAGATCGCTCTTTGTTTAGTTGTGTTATTATCCCGGTTGTGAAAATAATCGGGATTTTTTTATGTCAAGTTTGTAAATACTAAATAAATTGTTTAATATTACATCATAGCAACGGAGCTATAACAAACCAAGAGCGATCATGACAAATCTAGACAAGGAATTTAAAAAGCTAAATAAGCAATTTGTTAAAATAAGCAACTCTCAAAAAGATTTATTTGGTGTTGAATATCAAGAGTCTATTGATAAACTAGATCAGATAGCGATGCAAATGGCTGTAATATCTGCAAAAATAGAATACGCGAATTAATCTAACCAAAAGCCCTTCGGGGCTACTAATCAATTCAAAAATGCAAACACAAGAAACAAAGCAGATTACAGTGACTCACACAGTCGGCAACACTGAGTATTCTTTTGACGCTCAGATCACTTATACGGTTGATATAGAAGAAGGCGACTATCTTCATCCTACCTTTTCCGATACGATCATTGATAGGGTTGAGTATGTGGGCAAGACGCT